AGATTATTATTCAGATGATTATGAAATCATCATTTTTTGATAAACAACGTATTGAGAATATAAAACCAAATAGTATTTTAATCATTAATTATGAAAAAGCTATAGCGAGACCTGAACTGAAAAAATTAAAAAAATTTACATTGCTTTTAGATGAATCTCAATATATCAAAAATCCTAAATCAAAACGTACTAAACTGATTGTAAATGAATTAAATCCCGACAATATCATTTTATTAAGTGGTACACCAATCGATGGTAAGTATGAAGAATTAATAACTCAAATTCACTTATTAGGATGGAAGATTAAAGAGAGTATGTTTTTGTCTCATTATACAAATAGACAATGGGACGAAAATGAAATGAAGTATAAAATCATTGGTTATAAAAATATAGATAGGTTGAAAAAGAAATTACGACAATATGGTTGTGTGTTTATGAAAACTGAAGAAGTTTTTGATTTACCAACTCAAACTAATATTTTCTTAAAACCAAAAAAGACAAAAGAATATGATGAATTTATTAAAGAAGGTATTGTCACACTATCTGATAGAAAATTAATTGCAGAAACGGCATCTGTAGGTAATATGAACGCAAGATTACTTTGTACTGCATTTAATCAAAATAAATTAGTTATGTTAAAAGAATTGATTGAAAGTACTGAAGATAGATTGATTATTTTCTATCAGTACAATTTAGAAAAAGAAGCAATTGAAAATATAGTGGATGAATTAAGTAAACCTATATCTTATATCAACGGTGAGATAGTAGATAAAAAATCATATGAGAATTGTAAAAACAGTGTGACACTCGTCCAATATCAAAGTGGCAGTTTTGGTCACAATCTTCAAAAAGCAAATAAAATCATCTTTTTTGGTTTGCCCAATCGCGTTTCATATTTTGAACAAAGTAAAAAACGAACGCATCGTATAGGGCAAGAAAGACCATGCTTTTACTATTACATGTTAACTCTAGGTACATATGAATGGAAAAACTATCAAACTTTAGTCGATGGCAAAGATTACAATGATGAATTATTTAAGGAGGCATCAACATGAATAGAAGTAAGAGATATACAGAAGAAATTTTAAATGATACAAGATGGACCACCAGAGAAGGTGATGTTTTAGAGCCTATAACAATGGAGGAGGAGCATATTCAAAATACTTTGAACTTATTGTACAAAAACCGAGATCAATTATGGTTAGGTTGTAGAAACTTTAAATTAATAGATGTTTATGAAAATGGTGAAGATTTCTTCCAAAAAGTAATTCGAAAATCTACTATTTGGAATTCATTGATTAATGCGTTAGATAAACCAGCTACAAAATTTAATTTCGAATATGAAGGTGGTCATATTGACTAAACATTATAAAAATGAAGCGGCTTTTCAAAAAGACGTAATGCAATTTTTAAAATCACAACCTAATGTATTTGCAGTTAAATATTGGGCAGGTAACCAATTTACTGTAAATGGAATACCCGACATATTAGCTTGTATCAATGGTCAATTTCATGGTATTGAACTAAAAACTAATACTGGAATTGTTAGAGGTATACAAAAAGAACGTATGAACCAAATTCGTGAAGCAGGTGGTTATGCATATGTGTTACGACCTAAAGATTTTCAAAATTGGAAGTTGAGGTGGTTTGATGCAATTTAGTTATTCAAGAGTTGATTTATTTAAACGTTGCCCTTATCACTTCAAATTAAGATATATCGATAAACTCACTGAATTACCAAACTATGAAGCAAACAGCCCACTTATAGTTGGTCATGCATTACACACTGGTATCGAAAAAGGCAAAGACGCAATGCTTAATGAATACTTCAATGCTTTCCCAATTGTCACTGATGATGTCATTAATGAAGCAATTAAATTAGAACATAACCTTGAAAAAGCAGAAACGTGGTTAGCAAAAATTGATACTAATATCAATTTTTATAACGATTATGAGTTTATACATGAGTTTCAAATTAATAAACCTGAATTCATTGGGTTTGTTGATTTGATAGTTAAACGAAAAGCTACAAATGACATTGCCATCATTGATTTCAAATATAGTAATGCAGTAGATAAATATAAAGAATCGCCTCAACTCCAAATATATAAACATTACTTAGAAGAAGAAGGGTACAACATTATTTCAATGGGGTACTTATTTTTACCCAAATCAAATATAAGACAAAAGAAAGATGAAAGTATTATTCAATTTAGAAATAGGTTACATCAAACAATGAAAAAATTAAAAGTGACTTTTATCAAAATTGAACCACAAGAAATGGATATCATTTATTTCTTAAATGAATGTAGGGAAATCTCTAATGCTATTCGAAATAAAACATTTGATTGGTTAGAAAATCCAAAAGATGAATGTTTTGCTTGTAATCCTAGATTTGCACCTGAGTATTTAGAACAACTAAGAAATGAAGAAGGAGAATTAATTATGACACTACCTAAGAATATACGACGAGAGAAGAAAATTGATGAACGTCCTGATTTTTGGATTTATGGAGATTCCTATGTAGGAAAATCTACATTTGTAGACCAGTTTGATGACTTATTATTTTTAAATACTGATGGTAATACTGATAATACAACGTCGCCTGTAGTATACATTAAAGATGAAGTTACTAAAGAAGGTAGAATTACGAAACGTAAATTTGCGTGGGAACAATTTTTAGAAATTATTTCAGAATTAGAAACTGATACTGAAAGTGGTTTTAAAGCAATAGCAATAGACTTATTCGAAGATTTAAGAGAGCATTGTAGAATTTACGTGTTTGATAAAAATGGTTGGGAACATGAGTCAGATGGTGGTTATGGGAAAGGTTGGGCAATGGTTAAAACGGAATTTAATAATGCCATTAAACGACTTAAAAATTTAGGATATCAAATCATATATATTAGTAAAGAAGTTAAATCAGAAACAACGCTAAAAGGTGGAGCAATTCGCACTAACTTTATACCAAACATTGACGATAAGACTGCTAACTTCACAACGGGTACGGTTGATTTAACAGTTCGAGCTTTTATTAATGGAGATGGCGAACGTTTATTACAACTATCGAAACAGCGTAATGTGTTCGGTGGTGGACGTTTCAATTTCTTAAATGATACTTGTGAATTAAATAAAAATGAATTTGTACAAGAATTAGTAGCAGCTCAAAAAGCATCACATGCTAAAGTCACGTCTAAAACTAAAAAGCAAGTTGAACCAATTTCTACAGAAATTATTGAAGAAAAACCTAAAACAAAACGTGGAAGAAAAAAGAAAGAATCCGTAGAAGTTGAAGAAGCAGTTGAACAAGTACCACCAGGCGAAGAAGAAACAGAAGAAGTCATTGAAGAACCTAAACGAAAAACTAGAAAACGAAAATCATCTACTAAAGAAGTAGTTGAAGAAGCAAAAGAAGAAAATGAAACAGAAGATGAACCTAAACGTACTAGAAGAAGTAGACGTAAAAATGCTGAATAGATTGGAGAATAAACATCATGAGAAGAGAATTAAATACAACAGAACAACATTTTGCAACAACACGATCAGAAGCACAACGAATTATTGAAGAAGCTAGAGATGAAGAGAAAAGTAACTTAACATCACAAACGATTGATTGTAAGAACAATAAGTACGGTGAATTTTATGTGGTCACACTTAAGTTCACCTTCAACACACCAAAAGATATTATGGCATATGAATAATATAACAACACGACATAACATTATAAGAAAAGGAATGATTTAACTATGACTGAAACGATTAACTGGGATAAATTTGATAAACAAATAGATAATGAAGAAATTAAAAATGCAATTAATGACGCTAAAAACAGTGATTTTCTTGATATTCCGGATGGCGAATATGAAGTAGCATTAGAAAACATGGTATTAAAACAAAGTAAAAAAGGCGACCCAATGTTAACAATTACATTCGTTATTTTAGAAGGCGAATTTACTGATGAGAAAATTTGGTACAACGGTGTAATGCAACCAAGTAATGATAAAGCTATTGGTTACCAAGTACATAAAAACAATGTAATGCTACGAAGTTTATTAGACCAAGATGAAGAAGATGAGAGTACAGTATTCTTTAAAGGTTTCAAACAATACAATGATTTAGTGTTAGATTTAGCAGAAGAATTAGTTGATTCAGAACTCGCATTAGAAATCAAAACTGATAAAAAAGGATATCAACAATACAAAATTACTGAAGTGTTTGAAACAGAATAACAATTAAATAGCCCGATTTATTTCGGGCTATAAATTTAATATATAATATTTTGGCTTCTACTAAAAACATAGATTATGTCATTGCTTATTGTTCGAATAAAAGCAAATAAAATTAATACAGTTAAAATGAAAAACAGAATGATTATAGAGAGCTAAAAGGTATT